GGCGCTGGCCCGCCAACATCATCCATGACGGCAGCGCCGAGGTGGTGGCTCTATTCCCGGTGTCCACGAGCGGCGCGATGAAGTCAGGCACCAAGCGCGCCGCGCAGGATGGGCCTGGAAGTGTCTGCTATGGCACCTATGGCGGCAACATCAGCAGCGCAGAAATCGAGGCCAGCACCGGCAGCGCCGCCCGCTTCTTCTACTGCGCCAAGGCCAGTCGTGCCGACCGTAATGCCGGCCTGGTGAGCGCCGCGGCGCCGGCCGTCGAGACTGACGCCACCATGCGCGACTGCGAGATCGCTGACTGGGAGAAGCGCAACGGCAATCACCACCCGACCGTCAAGCCGACAGACCTGATGGCCTACCTCGTGCGCCTGGTCACGCCACCGGGCGGCCTGGTCCTCGATCCGTTCATGGGCAGCGGCAGCACTGGCAAGGCGTGCATGCGTGAAGGATTCCGCTTCACTGGCATCGACCTAGGCGCCGAGTACGTCGAGATCGCCCGCGCGCGCATTGAGGCCGAGCTGGCAATTCCCGTTCAGATGGGAATGTTCGCATGAACGCGCTGCCCGATCCACTCACCCCGGCCGATTGCGACCTGCGCGGCCTGCCGTACATGCCGCTGGATGTGATCCGGCTGCTGGATTCCGACATGTTCGCGGAAGCGACCGGCGACGAATTCAAGGCCGCCGTCGCGCTCTGGTGCAAAAGCTGGACGCAAATTCCTGCGGGCAGCTTGCCGAACAAGGACCCAGTGCTGGCCCATTTGTCCAGCGCCAAGAACTGGAAACGCGTCAAAGCTGGCGCAATGCGCGGCTGGATCCTGTGCACTGATGACCGCTGGTACCACCCAGTTGTGGCCGAGAAAGTGCTCAACGCGCTGCCCGGACGCGAGGAATTCAACAGCAAGAAAAGCGCCGAGGCAGAGCGAAAAGCCCGCGAACGCGATGACCGCAAGGCGCTGTTCGAACTGCTCAAAAGTCACAACATCGTCCTGGACTGGAACGTGTCGACCAAAGTACTTCGCGGCATGGCAGCGCAACACCAGTCACATGATCTTCTCGGACATGTCACGGATGTGGCGCGTGACATGTCACAGCCTGTCACGGTGTGTAAGGGAGAGAGAAGGGAGAGAGAAGAAGAAGAAGAAGATTTAAAAGAAAAATCATCATCTCAGGCTGTACCTGCCGAACCCGCACCCGAGCAGAAGGCCGAACGCGAACGCCCGAGCCAGCCCGTGCAGCTCGATCGCCACGTGCAAATCGCCCTGCTGCTGCGCGCTCAAGGCGTCAACGTGACCGCGATGAATCCGCTGGTCGCCGTGACCTGGGCGCAGAACCCGAAGTGCACCGATGACATCCTGAACATCGCCGTAGCGAAGGCAAAGGCAACGCTCGAGAAGCAGGGCCGCGCTGAGAACCCGTCCGAGCACTACCTCAAGCCGATCATCGAACAGCTGCTTGCCCAGCAGGACGCGCCACCAGCAAGCGCCGCAACGCCTCGCCCAGCAGCACCACCGCGCAAGCCGCAAGGCATGGACCCCAAAGGCCTCGACGAGAGCTACGACGACTGGCAAGCACGAACCGCAAAAGCCGAAGCCGCAAGGCGGAAGCAGAACTCACCACCAGGAGAATCGACATGATCAAACCCACAGTCGGCCGCAAGGTCTGGTACCGCTCAAACGTCGCCGACCGCATTGGTTACGGTGGCATGGCCCAGTACTGCCACGATGTCGAAGAGCTTGATGGCCAACCGCTCGACGCCACCATCGTCTTCGTCCGCAACGACCGCTTGGTCAACCTGACGATCATGGACCACAACGGCGCCCAGCACCAGCGCACGTCCGTGGTGCTCAAGCAGGAAGGCGACGTGATGGAAGACGATGCCGCCTATGCCGAATGGATGCCGTACCAGGTCGGACAGGCAAAGGTCGAACCTGAGCCAACCAGCGCTCTGCCGCCGCACCAGCAGCGTGTGATCGATGAGTTTCGCGATTTGGGCAGCAAGATTGAGAAACTGAATTCATTCATCGAGGGACCCTCCGCTTTTGAAGGTCTGGATGAGGTCGAAAAGTCTTTGCTGGCCCAGCAGGAGAATGCAATGTTCGCCTACTGGAAGGTCTTGCGCGAGCGGATCTTCGCTTTCGCTCCTGAAGTTGCAATCGAGACGCCATGAACACGATCACGCTCACCCTGCCCTACCCGATCAGCGCCAACCGCTACTGGGCCACCCGCACGGTCGCGCCCAAGGGCAAGAAGGCCATGGCCCTGACCTACGTGACGCCGGAGGCGAAGGCGTTCAAGCAACAGGTGCATTGGATCGCCGTGGCCGCGGGCGTCATCGCCCCGATCACGGGTCGGGTACAGGTCGACATCAAGCTTTTCCCGCATCGCCCTCTCGACTGGCAGAAGCGCCAACGCCTGGCCGGCGCCACATGGGACGACACGGTCCAGTGCATCGACATCGACAACGCCAACAAGGTCCTGCTCGACGCGCTGAAGGAAATTGTGATCGATGACGACAAGTGGGTCCGTCGCCTCACATCCGAGCGCATGGAGCCTGACGCGCTGCCCGCCCGCGTGGTCGTCACCGTGACCGCCATCGCAACCGCACAGCCGCAAATGGCCTTGGTCTAGCCCGATGTCACTCGTCGACTTCATCCTCAAGGCAATCGCCATTCTGGCGCTCATGAGTGCCGCCATGTGCCTGGTTGCGTTTTGGGCACCCCCAAGGGACGAACAGGACCCAGCAATCCCCAAGAAAATCGAATGGGAGGACATGGAATGACGAGTGCCCCGGTTGATCTCTCGCGTGCGCGCGCGTTTGGACAGCGGTCGTCCGACATCAGGGTCGACTGGTTCCGGCTGCTCTGCCAGCTCAAGGACGAGGGGTACAGCTTCCACGGGATATCGCACCTGACGCAGATCCCCAAGAGCACGCTGATCGGCTACAAGCAGGGCGCGCAGCCTTCGTACCACCAGGGCGTGGTGCTGGTGCAGTGCTGGGCCCAGGCGCTCGGCAAGGACCCGGCAGACGTTCCCACGATCAGCCTGTTCTCGTTCATGGCGTGAATAGTCGGGATTCCGACCACCTGCCCCGCTGATACTCCGAGACGTTACCCCTGATCAACGTCTACGGAGTCCCCCATGTCTGCTACCAAACCATCCCAGCCTTCCCGCGTCACCAATGTGCAAATGCCAGGTGCGCAACCGCCACCAGCGCCACCTGTCGAGCAAACCCCAAGCCCTGCCCAAATCGCGGCCATCGATGCCGCTGCGGCTGACCAGCGTGCCAAGGAGTCGGAAAGCGCCAAGGGAAACATCAACGCCACGGAAGTCTTCACGGCTGCCAGCCTTGGCGATGTCGACATGGAAGCCCTGCGCGCCCATATTCGCGAGGAAGAGCGCGCCCTCATCCGTGCCGAGTTCGCCGAGCACAGCACCGCTGCAAAATCCAAGGCAGTCACCGAGTTTCATCAGGCACAACCACGCAGCAAGGCCGAATACCGCAACATGCGCGCCGCCGACATCGATCACACCACCCTGACCGCCCCGGTGATGACCCTGGACGGCTACCTGTGCCCGCCAGCGCCCGAAGCCAAGAAGTAACCAGGAGAAGCCTGTGACCCAGCCAGTGAAGAACCGCCCGGCGCCCGGCGCGCCAACCTCGATCCCGCAGGAAGAAAGCGCGGTTGAGATAGGGCTGCGGCGCTCGCAGGAAGAGCACGACGCGCGCCAGCCCCACGTGGCCCCGCCGCCCGCCCAGCCGCAAAAGTAGCATCAACCACAACCAAGGAGACCCCCCATGTGCGGAGGCGGACCAGATTTACCACCGGAGAAGGACCCCAAGGTGGAGCGCGAGAAAGTCGCAACCGAGGCCACAGTCGCGGCCAATGCCAAGGCTGCGGCTGGCCGGCGCGCTAAGCGAAGTCAATCCCTTCTGTCCACTGGTGGCATGCAGGGCGCGATCAACACTGCGGCCACGAGCTCTGTCCTGGCTCAGGGCAAAACCACGCTTGGAGGCTGAGCATGCCGAACGAAGACATCGCGGGCCAGATCATGCGCAGGAAGGCATCCATGGAGCCCCTGCGCCAGCCACATGAACAGACCTGGTGCGACTGTTTCGACTTCTCGTTCCCGGAGCGCGGCACCGGCTTTCATGGCGAGTCACAAGATGCCGGCGCGCTGCAGGCCAAGCGCGCGCGGTTGATGGACTCGACCAGCACCGACTCGGGCCAGATTCTCGCGGCGGCCATGATGAGCGGCGGCACCCCGAGCAACTCGCGGTGGTTCGGCATGAGCACAGGCCAGGACAGCGACGATGAAAAGGATTGGTTCGACGACTCGGCCGACGTCATCTTCAAGAACATTCACGGGTCAAACTTCGATGCGGTCGGCTTCGAGGCCTGCACCGACCTGATCCCCGCCGGCTGGTTCGTGCTGTTCATTGACGTCGACCGCGACCAGGGTGGCTACCACTTCGAGCTGTGGCCGCTGGCATCGTGCTACATCGCCACATCGAAGGCTGGCGGCCTGCCTGACACGCTGATCCGCAACTACGAGCTCACCGCCGAGCAGGCAATCAACGACTTCGGCGCCAACATGGTCAGCGAGAAGATCCGCAAGGCTGTGGCCGACAGCAAGCCGGACACGAAGTTCAAGTTCTGCCAGTCGATCTATCCGCGCAGCGCCGAGGCTACCGGCGTGCGCGCCAAGAACCTGGCGTTCGCTTCTTGCCACGTCGAGGTAGACAGCAAGCACATGGTGCGCGAGTCCGGATTCCACGAATGCCCGTTCGTCGCGCCGCGCTGGGCCAAGCTGCCCAACAGCGAGTATGCAATCGGCCCGATGTTCCGCGCGCTGCCCGACATCAAGCAGCTTAATCGCCTTGTCTTCCTCGAGGACACAAACATCGACATGGCCGTATCGGGCATGTGGATCGCCGAGGACGATGGAGTACTGAACCCGCGCACCGTCAAGGTCGGCCCGCGCAAGATCATCGTTGCCAACAGCGTCGACAGCATGAAGGCGCTCAAGAGCGGCGCCGACTTCAACGTGTCATTCACGAAGAAGGACGCACTGCAGGCCGCCATCCGCAAGACGCTGATGTCCGACCAGCTCGCGCCGCAGGACGGGCCCGTGGTCAGCGCGACCGAGATCCACGTGCGTGTGCAGATGATCCGCCAGCTGCTCGGCCCGATCTACGGCCGCATGCAGGCCGAGTGGTATCAGCCAATGATCAACCGCTGCTTCGGCCTGGCCATGCGCGCCGGCGTGCTGGCCCCGCCGCCGCAATCCCTGGCCAACCGCAGCTATCACGTGGTCTTCGTGTCCCCGATGGCCAAGGCCCAGAAGATGGAAGAGGTCAACGCCGTGGAAACCAGCCTGGCCGCTGTTGGCCAGCTCGCCGCGGCGACCCAGGATATGACGGTCTGGGACACTATCGACATCGAGGAGAGCGTCACGATCATCCTGGAAGGCCGCGGCGCGCCAGCGCGTGTAGGTCGCTCCAAGGAAGACATCGCCTCCATTCGTGAGAACCGTGCCAAGGCACAGCAGGAGGCCCAGCAGCAGCAACAGCAGGCCGCCGTGCAAGAGAAGATGGCCCCGCAAATGGCCAAGAACATGGCGCCAGCATGAGCCACACGCCAGGACCAAAGGAATACGCCGCGCTCTTTGAAGACGACACGCGCGGCGCCGCCATCCTCGAGCACCTGACCCTCACATTTGCCCGGCCCGCCGTCGTCAAGGGAGGCATCGACGCAGTACTGGAAACCTACCAGCGGGACGGCCAGCGCCGTGTGCTGGAATTCATCGTAAGTCAAATCAACCGCGCCCACGGCGTGGACGTCAACGAAGAGGAAAACTAAATGCCATCAACACTCGGACCAAGCGGATATGTTGTAACTGATACAACCTCGGGCAGCACGACCAGCAGCGGCACCAATGCATCAACGGTGCAGAAGAACGTGCCGGCATCTGGTGCCGGCGCTCCGACTTCATCGAGGTACGCGCGCACGCGCGCCGCTATCGCCAAGGTGAAAGCCAAGACGGGCAACATGCGGATTGGCCTCTTGGGCGACTCCACACAGGCCGGTGCCTACGCGCTTGGCGCGGGCACTATCTGGACCGGTTGCCGTGCCGTCAGCCATACCCCGTTTTTTGCTGCCGCCCTTAACAGCAAGGATGCCCCCGCGATTTCCTCGTCCTTCTTCGGCGACCAAAATCTTAGCGGCGGCATCACAACGCCGCAGTATGACCCGCGAATCGCTTATGGCGCAGGCTGGGGCGTATCGACGGCCAAGTCGGTGGGCGCGAACATGCAATACAACAACACGACCACCAACGCGCTCACCTTTTTGCCGAATGAAGAGGTCGACACGTTCGAGATCTACTATGCGATTGCGCCAGGCGCAGCACAGTTCACCGTATCGCGAACTGGCGACACTACCTCGGGCGTCATCGACAGCGCCGGCACAAACGCCCTCGGCAAATACGTGTTCACTGGCGCGCTCGGCGGTGCAAACCCGATCAGCATCCAGCGCAACGGCGTCGGCGCCGGCTTGTTTATCATCGGTGTCAACGCGTACAACAGCGCCCAGTCGGCTATCCAGTGCTACAACTGGGGATGGAACAGCGGCGCGGTATCAAACTGGGTTGACGCGGCCACGCCGTTCTCACCCCTGGCCGCTATGCTGGCTATCCCGTGCGACCATTACCTTTTCACCTATGGCATCAACCAGTGGGCGAGTGCGGTCAGCCTCGCGGCGTCAACAGCCGATCTCACCACGGCCGTTGACGCGATGCTTGCTGTCGGTGATGTGAGCCTGTGCACCGGCTACCCGTCCCAGAAAAGCGTTGCTACGCTGGCGGTCCAGAAAACCTACATCGATGCGCTTTACACCGTTGCCGCCGCGCGCGGGCTGGCAGTGAACGACATGTGGCAGAAGGTCGGCAGCTATGAGGCGGCGTTCCCTATGGGCTTCTATGCCAATTCCGCTCACCCCGTATCGGCGCTTTACAAGCTGAAGGCCGAGGCTGATGCAAATATGATTCTGTCCCTCTAACCGCAGTCACCCAGGAGAAGCAACATGTTCATGAAACGACGTTATGTGTACCGCGAAGAAGCAGGCGGCGATGGAGGCACCGGCGGCGCGCCACCAGCTACACCACCAGCAGCAGCCGCACCGGGCACCCCGCCGGCCGCGCCCGCAGCTTCCGTCCTTGCCAGCGGCGCCGCGCCAGGTGGGGACCTGCCCCCCGATTTCATCCCCGAGAAGCTGCGCGTCAACAAGGAGGACGGGACGCTTGACCTCGACGCCAGCTCGCGCAAGATGGCCGATGCATACGGCGCGCTCGAGAAGCGCTTCGGCGCTGGCGACGTGCCGCCCAAGGAAGCGAGCGAGTACACCATCACCGTGCCCGACGCGCTCAAGGAAGCGTTTGACCCGGCAACCGATGTCGGCATGCAGGGCTTTCTGTCCGGCGCGCTCGAGCAGGGCATGACACAGAAGCAGGTCGATTTCGTCATGTCCCAGTATTTCGAGATGGCCCCGACGCTCGCCGCCGGCGCCCAGCAGTTTGACCAGGAAACAGCTACCGCGGAACTGAAAAAGACATGGGCTACCGACGCAGACTTCAGCCGCAACGTAAAGAACGCTTACGTCGGCGCAAACGCGGCCGCCCAAAAGGCCGGGCTGAACGTCGAGGAGGTGATGTCCCCGGGCGGACTTGGAAATAATCCGCTGTTCCTGCGCCTCATGGCGGCTCTTGGCCCTGAGTTCAACGAAGACCCGGGCGCCGGGTCCATGGGCACGACATCGCGCGAAGACGTCGATACGCTGATGACGTCTGAGGCCTACTCGAACCCACGCCACGCCGACCACGCTAAGGTCAGCGCCAAGGTCAAGGCCTACTTCGACCGCAAGCACGGCACCGAAGCTGCCGGTTGATCGATATCGCCCCCAACCAAGGCCCGCCGCGTGCGGGCTTTTTCATGCCCATCGCAAATAGTCGGGATTCCGACCACCCATCAGCGCAATCATTGCCGTCAATCAAGGCCCGCACTGGCGCGCGGACAACCTTCTAGCCCGCAGCCCCGCATACAGCCGATGCCGGGGTCGTAACACAGGCCCGGTGACGGACAACCTGAAGGCGAAATTTCACTCACCTTTCGGAGATACCATATGCCTACTTCAATCACCCAAGCCTTCGTGCAGCAGTTCGACACGACCATCCGGTTGCAAGCCCAGCAGCGCGCCGCCCGCCTCGAACCACGCGTCACCGACCGCGGCACTATCGTTGGCGAGTCCTTCACCGGCAACAAACTCGGCGTTATCGAAGACACGCCAGAAAACACCGTTCGCCACGGCGACACCACATGGGGCGACATCACCCACAGCACTCGCGTTGCCCTGATGCGCGATTTCTACCAGGCCCTGCCGGTCGACCGCGCGGACGAACCGAAGCTGCTGGCCAACCCTAACGGCGAATACATGACCTCGCTGGTGTCAGCATGGAACCGCCGCAAGGACGGCATTATCTACCAGGCCGGCCTGGGCAACTCCCAGACCAAGGAAGGTGCGCTCATCGCTCTGCCAGCAGGCCAGAAAATCGTCGCTGGCGCCACCGGTTTCACCAAGGCAAAGATCATCACCACCAAGAAGATCTTTCGCGCGAACGAATGTGATAGCGAGGCGGATGACCCGCAGGAGCTGTACATCACATACACCTCCGAAATGCTCGAGGATATCCTTGCCGACACCACGTTGACCAGCGCCGACTTTATGGCCGTGAAGATGCTGCAAGAGGGAAACATGGCTGGCCGCTGGATGGGTTTCAACTGGGTGCCGTACGAGCGCGTCAACAACGTGGCCGGCACCTACAGCGCCATGGCCTGGGCCAAGAAGGCGATCCACTTCGGTACCGGTTTCTTCGAAGGCAAGAGCCAGCGCCGTGGCGACAAGAAGGACACGATGCAGGTGTCGGCGGCCGGTTCGGTCGGCGCGGTTCGTGTCTGGGAAGACGCCGTGGTGCAAATCGACTTCGTATAAGTCAACCCGGTAGCGGTCGCCTGATGGTGACCGCATCGATTCAAACCTCAATTTCATAGGAGCCATCATGGCTGAAATCAACACCACCCAGGGCGCTAAGCTGGTCGCGAAGACCAAGGTACTGCCTCACGAAATGCACGGCCGCAAGCGTGTGCTGTGCGCCAAAATGCCTGCCGTTTTTGCTGCTCCTGCGGTCAACGACACTATCCTCCTGGGTCGCATTCCTGCAGGTTCGCGCATCCTGGGCACCGGCATCCTGAGCTGCGCAGTCGGCACCGCCACGGGCACGCTCGATATCGGCCTGCGTGAAACCACTACCGGCACGGTCCTCAGCGCCACCGGCATCGCCACCGGCGTCGACGTGGCTACGGCCGGCATCAAGAACTTGAACACGGGCGCTTACATCGCGGCCGGCGCCGAATACGTCACGCTGGTCGAGTGCGACGTGTATGCAACGGTCAAGGTCGCTGTGCTTCTGGCCAACCAGGCACTGAAGGTCGAACTGCACTACGTCACGGACTGATCGTCCCTGTTTCTCCTGCCCCCTGTGGGTGTACGTTTGCCGGGGCCTTGTGCCCCGGTTTTTACTTGAAGGACCGATATGACAAGCTCAGTTTCTGTTTGCTCCGACGCGCTGGTGATGCTCGGCGGGGCGCCGTTCAGCTCATTCGACGAGCCCAAGCCCCACGTGCGCGTGGCCGCAAACCTTTATGCCAGCGTGCGCGATGACGTGCTGCGGCTGCACACATGGAACTGCGCGACCAACCGCGTCATTCTTGCGCCTCTGGCCACCGCCCCCGCGTTTGACTTCGCCTACCAGTTCCAGCTGCCAGGCGACTGGCTGCGCACTCTGCAGGTGGGACAAAAGGGTTGCCCAATTGAGTACCGGTCAGAAGGCCAGCGGCTGCTCGCCGACGTGAACGCCCTGCCCCTGGTCTACTGCTTCCGTAACGTGGTCGAAGACACATGGTCCACGAATCTGATTAAGACAATGACCCTGGCGATGGCCGCCGCAATGGCCTACGCCGTTACCTCTTCCACATCAGTTCGCGACAGCTTCCGCGACGAGCACGAGCGCAAGCTCAAGGTGGCCAAGGCCATCGACGGCCAGGACGATCCGCCGGAAGAGTTCGCGTCCGGCAGCTTTGCCGAATCACGGTATTAAGGGGTAACCATGGCACGCGTATCAATCGATCAAACAAACTTCACCGCCGGCGAGGTGTCCCCCAAGTGTTACGGCCGCGTCGACGTGGCGCGCTACCAGAACGGCGCTGCGGCCATGCCCAACTGCCTGGTCAATCTTCACGGCGGCGCCGAGCGCCGGCCAGGCTCGATCCACATCGCCCCATCGAAAGATTCAACGAAGCGGTGCCGGGTGGTTCCGTTCATTTTCAGCACGACCCAGGCCTATATCCTGGAGTTTGGCCACCTGTATCTTCGGTTCTATCTGCAAAGCAGTGGCCAGATCCTGAGCGGCGGCGTGCCCTATGAGATCGTCACGCCGTACACCGAGGCGATGTTGGCCGCCATGGATTACACCCAGGGCGCGGACACCATGTTCATCTTTCACCGCGGCGTGATGATTAACGTTCTCAGGCGCCTGGCGTCGGACCAGTGGGCGCTCAACGAGGCGCCCATTACAGTGGCCCCGTTCGACGAGATCGGGCACACCTTTTCCTCCACTCTGGTCCTGTCGGCCGCGACGGTCGGTACTGGGCGCACAATTACCGCGTCTTCGGGCACCTTCCTTGCCGGGGACGTGGGGCGGCGCATCACCTACCAATCGGGCATTGCGATCATCACCGGTTATACGAGCGCGCTTATCGTGACCGCGACCATTCAGACCACGTTTTCGACCACCGCCATTCCTTCGTTACTGTGGACGCTACAAGACTCCCCCCAATCCAGTCTCACGGCGTCAGCAAAGGATCCGATTGGGGCAGCGATCACGCTGACGGCTTCGGCCAATTCGTTCCGGGTCGAAGATGTTGGCAAGTTCGTGCGTATCAATTCAGGCCTGGCGCTGATAACTGGATTCACCACCGCGCTATCTGTTGCCGCAGTCCTGAAGGAAGAGCTAACGTCCGTGGTGGCCGCGCCGGCGAGCGCGTGGACGCTCGAGGCGTCGGTATGGAATGCGACCAACGGATACCCAGGCACGGGAGCGTTGTACGAGCAGCGCCTGGTGGTGGCCGGTTCTGTCGCTTACCCACAAACCGTATGGGGAAGCCGCACTAGCTTGTTTTTCGACTTCACCATCGGCGTCAATGATGACGACGCATTCAGCTTCACCCTTGCATCAACAGGGCAAATCAACCCGATCCAGCGAATGGCATCGGCAAAAGCCTTGCTGCCGCTAACCTACGGCGGCGAGTACACGATGAGTGGCGGCGGCGACGAGCCGTTGACACCTACGAACGTAAGGGCTCCAAGCCCATCCGTCTATGGCTGCAACGACGTAAAGCCCATCCGGGTCGGCAACGAAGTCCTGTTCGTGCAGCGCGCCGGCCGCAAGATCCGCAGCCTCGCCTACCGGATCGAGTCGGATACCTACAATGCGCCAGACCTCACCGTTCTTGCCGAGCACATCACGGTATCAGGCATCACGGACATGGCCTACCAGCAGGAGCCGCGCTCGCTCCTTTGGTGCGTGCGGGCTGACGGCAAGATAGCCACCATGACGCTTGACCGCGATGAAGGCGTGACTGCCTGGACACCGCAGTCGACAGACGGGATATACGAATCGGTGGCCTCGATTCCAAACGCCACTGGCGACGAGGTATGGGCCGTAGTGCGGCGTACGATCAACGGCGTGGTCAAGCGCTACATCGAGCGCTTTGACCCCAGCTATTACATGGATTGCGCTATAAGCGGCACCGACGGCGCCGGGAAAGCTGTGTGGGTCAACCTGGGGCACTTGGAAGGCAAGACAGTAGCAGTCCGGGCCGATGACGTGTACATGGGGACTTTCGTTGTCGCTGGTGGCGCTATTACTTTGCCGCGCAACGCGTTCGCTGTTCAGATCGGTTTGCCATTTTCCAACAGCGTCACGCTCCTGCGCCCCGAGATTCAGGCCGGGGAAGGCAGCTCGCAAGGCAACGCGCAGCGCACGCACGAGGTGTCCGTCCTGGTGATGGAAACCATAGGCATGAAGATCAACAATGACGAGGTTGCCTTCCGCGAGTTTGGCGAGTCGCTACTGGATATCGCTCCGGATGAATTTTCCGGATTCAAGCGCGCCGGGCTGACCGAATGGTCGAGAGGTGAAGAGCAGATCACGATCAGCCAGGACGAGCCGTATCCCTTCCACCTTCTTGCGGTCGTGCGCAAGACAACCGTGAACGGGTAACCCATGCCAATACGACCCGCAACAATGGACGATCTGGACCGCATCCTGGATCTGGGGGAGCTGCTGCACAAGGAGAGTCCGCGCTGGTCGCGGCTTTCGTTCAACCGGGCCAAGGCCGCCGAATTCATCGCCCAGCTAATTATTGGCCCGGCCGGCGTCGTCTTCCTGGCCGAACAGGATGGGCTGGTGGTGGGCGGCATTGCCGGCATGTCGGCGGCGCACTGGTCCAGCGATGATGTGGTGGCGCAGGAGGTCAGCTTCTTCATGGCTCCGGAAGCGCGCGGCAGCATGGTTGCGGTGCGGCTGATCTTGGCGCTGCAGGCATGGGGGGAAATTCGGGGCGCGAAGTGGCTTCAGGCGGGAACGTCAACCGGGCTAGACCCCGAGCGGACGGCGGGACTTTACGAGCGGCTGGGATTTTCCCGCTGCGCAATTGGATTGGAGATTGAATATGGGCGTTGAAACTCTAATGATCGCTGGAGCCCTGCTGTCGGGTGGCGCGGCGGTCTACTCAGGTGTGCAGCAAAAGAAGGTCGGGGACATGAACGCCGAGCTCGCGCGGCGCGAAGGCAATCAGGAGGTCGACGCGGCAGTCGCCCAGGCCGAGAAGATCCGCAAGGCCGGGCGCGCCGCGGCTGCACGCGCCAATACCGCGATGGCTGCATCCGGGGTATCCATCGGCGAGGGCACGCCCATCCGCATCAACGAAGAAATCTACAAGGATTCTGAGAGCGATGCCTACAGTACGTTGCTGACAGGTAGCCGGCGGCGGCAGTCGTCGGAAGACCAAGGCAGCGTCATGCAGTACGAAGGGCGCACCGCCAGGACTGCCGGCTACATCAACGCTGTCGCAACGGTTCTCAGCGCTGGCGCTGGCTACAGCAAGTGGCAGAAATCGCAGAAGAAAGGGTAACCGATGAAAATCCCAATGGGCAATTTTGGCCAGGTGGTTGCACAGCCGCAGCAACAGGCGCGGGTGTCGAACAGCAACGCCATCGCGAACGCCGTTGACAAGGTTGGCCATGTGGTCAGCGGCGTGGCCGAGAACATGCAAAACGCAGAGATCCAGAAGCAGCGATCGCACGCGGCCGCGACGCTGGCCACCCTGACCAATGACCTTCATGACGTGCATGACGAGATCGGGCGCGGCGTCACCGAAGGCAAGGTTCCTGCCGGGGAGGCTATCCCCCAATTCCAGAAGCGCGTTGGTGAGTTGACCGCCGAGCGCACCAAAGACATGACCGCCGACCAGCGGCTGGTGATCGACGAGCACCTGGTTAGATCGCGCGGCACGCTTGAGCGCAACTTGAACGGCGTGGCCATCCAGCGAACCCAGACCGAAACCGGGGCGAACCTGATCAACATGGGCGAGCAGTTCCAGCGCTCGGCGATGCGCGATCTACCCGGCGCCGTTAGCCAATTCGATCAGGCCGTTGACACCATGGGCCCGGCCGCCGGCTGGGATCCGCAGAAGATCGCCACCGCGAAGCAGTCGTTCAAGGAAGGGGCGCATTTCAATTTTGCGAATGCCACTCTTGAGGGCGCCGGGCAGACTGGCAACGCCGACCTGGTGCGCGCCGTGCGCGAAAAGCTTGAAGGCCCTGATGGAGAGCCGATAGACCCGGCGCGCCGCACTGCGCTGATCACTAAAGCACACGGGTACGAGCAGGGCATCGTCGCTTCTGGAATCCGCGATGCTGAAAGGCTCAAGCGCGAAGCCGAGGCACGCGAGAACAAGGGGCGCGACGCCTTCAAGGATGCTCAGGCGCTGGCACTGCAGGGCCGCTATTTCTCGACCGAATACATTTCGGAACTGGCCACGATAACGTCCGGCACCAGCGCGGCGCCAGCGGTTAAGGAGCTGGTCAAGTCCCAGGCGGCCGTCGCGGGCTTCGCTTCCCTCCCCCTCTCCCAGCAGACAGCAGTAATCGAGCACCGCCGCGCCGCAGGGTCGACCGCTGCTGTGGGCACCGACCCCGCCAGCGAGGCCATGGTTACGCAGATGGAACGTATTCGGGATGGGGGGAAGAAGGCATACGAAGAGAACCCATGGACGGCGGCCCAGGAGCGCGGCGTTATCCCGCGCGCGCCCGAGTTCCAGTTAAACGACATCCAGGGCGCCCAGGCGCTGCTGTCAGAGCGCATGAAGCAGATCAACACGGTGGAAGCGGCCGCCGAACGGAAGATATCACCGCTGCAGCCGCAGGAAGCCGAGACCATCGGGCGCCTGGTCCGGTCGCTTCCGCCTGACCAGCAGTCGGGTGCGCTGGCCAGCTTCGGCAAGATGGTCGGCGACGCTGACCGGGTTACGGCTTTTGCCAGGCAGATCGACACGAAGGACAAGGTGCTCGGCACCGCCATGATGGTCGGCGATCTGCAGACCTCCCAGGGCCGGTATGTCAGCGAACTGGTGCTCAAGGGCGCGCGCGCAATCAAGGACAAGGCGATCACGATGGACGATGCCAAGGAATCCGGTTGGCGCGCCTCGATCGCCAAGGAGATCGGCGAGGCCTTCCCGAATCAGGAGGTCCGCGACAAGATGGTCGACGCCGCCTATTACGTGCAAGCCGGGTTCGCCGCCGAGGGTAGAGACACAAGCACCGCCAAGGCGGCCGTTACCTTCGTGGCCGGCCAGATCCTCGAGCACAACGGGAGCAAGATCCCGCTTCCTACCGGCATGGACGAAAGCACGTTCGAGAAACGCATCTTGGCCATCAAGCCCGAGAGCTTGACGGGGCCAGCGCCTGGCGGGCATGTGTTCGTGGGGAAGACCCCGGTGCCGGTTGCCGAATTCATGAAGTCACTTCCGGACGCCGCCCTGGTCCACGCCGGCCAAGGCCGCTACAACGTCCGCGCTGGTATGGGGCTGGTGGTCAACTCCAAGGGCCAGCGCATCACAATCGAGGTGAAGAATGGCAATTGACGATCTGTTCCAGGCCGGCACCGACCAGGTGCTTGATGACCGCGTGGCGCGCCCGATGCGCGAACCGCCCCCGCAACGCTCATTCGGCCAAAGCGCGTGGGACATCCTGACCGCCACGCCCAAGGGTATCGGCGCCGGCGCGAACGAGGCAGCGGCACAGGTGGCCGATAACGTCGGCGCATACGGGGAAATGCAAGCCGGCTACGGGGCCCAGCTCGATCCGTCCCTGTTATTCGATTCGGGCGAAGCCGACCGGGTGCGAGAGGCCGGGGCCGGCGCCCGCGCGCGCATCAAGAGCGGCGAGGCGTTCAGTACCGACACGGGTACACAGATGCGCGCCACCGCCCGCAGCTTCGCCCCGGATCCAGAGACCGCCGGTACTGCCGAGAATCTGTTGTTCGGCCTCAGCCGATTCATGACCAAGGCGGTGGGCTATACGGTTGCCGCCGGCGGCGCGCCTGTTCCGGGCGCGATCATGACGGGCGTCGACGAAGGTATGACCGAGGCCGACCGGCTCAAGGTGGAAGGCGTGGACATCCAGACCAGGATGAAGGTCGGCGCGGTGGCCGGCGGCGTGGCCGCTGTGGCGGTGGCGCTGCCAATCGCTGGCAAGACACTCAAGCAAACTGCCGCGCTCGTAGCCGTGGGCGGGCCCGGCGGATTCATCACCCAGCAAGCCACCACCCGGGCGATTCTTGAGAATGCCAATTACGACCAGCTGGCGACCATGCACGACCCGTTCGACCCGGTCGGCCTGGCGGTATCCACCTTGATTCCTGCAGGCTTCGGTGCCTACGCGATGCGCGGCGCCAGGCTGCGGCCGGCGTCGGCGGGCGATCCCGCTGCCGCCCGCGAGCTGGTGCAGATGGGCGGCAACGAACGGATGGCCCTGAACCACGCAGACCCCCGCCTTGACGCCTATGCGGTCGCGGCGGCCCAGCGCGAGGGGATCCCGCCCGAGGCGCTGCTGGCGATCAAGAACGCGGGGGAACGCTCGAACCCGCGTGCTGTCTCGACGGCGGGCGCCAAGGGCGTCATGCAGTTTATGGACGAAACTTGGGCCACCTACGGCAGGGGCGACCCGCGCGACCCAGCCGCATCGATCGACGCCGGCGCCCGCTACATGAAGGACCTGATCAACCAGTACGACGGCGACGTGCGCGCGGCGATCGCGCACTACAACGGCGGCGGCAAGGCGGGCAAGGCAGTCCACGAGGGCAAGGCCGCGCCGTTCAAGGAAACGAGGGCCTATCTTGAGCGCACCGAGGCCTACATCGCCGAGCGCACAGGAGCCGAGGCCGGGCGCGGCGCTGCTCATGACCCGGAAATGGTGGCCGCCGCCCGGGTGCAACTGGTGCGCGACACCATCGAATCCTGGAACCTGCGGGATCCTGCCGACGCGCGCGGCGCCGAAGAGCACTTGAACGCCGTGCTGCGCGCCGCCGACCAGATCGGCGCCGGCAACCGGGTCGACATCAGCAATACGATCGACCTGAACACGCTGGGCCAAGCCAGGTTACTCGACAACTTCACGGCCAGGCTTGAGCAGGCCAGGTCCGAGCTGCTGCCGGAAGCGGGTAATCTGGCCGACCCGGGCGTCGTCGCACCGCTGCGCGCTGAAATCGCCAGGCTCGAGCAGTCGCGGCCGGCGGCCACCGACGAAGCGCTGCGCACGATGGCCAAGGATATTCAGTCCAGGGAGGGCGTCAGCTACAAGGCGGCGCTGTCGGCGGCCAAGAAGGAAACCGGAACCCAGCTCAAAGGCGTGGAAGACCAGATCGGCCGCCTGCGCCAGCAGCTGGACGGGCACCGCGCCGCGGCTGAATCGCACCAGCAGATTGCCCACCTCGATAGCCAGCTCGCGCGGGTGCGGCAGGATCGGGCGGCCATCGATGCGCCGACCCCGCGCGCCGGCGCGCTGGCGGTCAAAGAGGCGGTTGCCGAAATGGGCGCACCAAAGGCGACGGAGCCTGTAGTGGGGCCAGCCGCTTCCGCACCAAAGGCCGCACCAGGCGCACCAGAAACGCACCCAGGCGCGCCGAGCGCGAAACCCGGTGCGAACCCAATAGCCGATTCAATCGCAGCCCAGAGCGCCGAACTGGCCCGTCTGGCGCCCGACATGATGGTCCAGCTTGAGGGGATGGCAGCACCGATGCGTTTGGCTGATGCAATGGAAGCGGTACGGAACGAGGCGGCGCGGGACATTCAGGACGCCTCGCTCTTGGAAGTTGCCGCGCAATGTTTCCTGGGAAGCGCCTAGAAGGAGGCGATCCAGAACAGCCCAGCGAGCAGCGCCCCGGCGCCGGCGATGCAGCCCATGATCTTGGAATAGGTTTTCAAAGCAGCAAGACCATGGCGCCAATTGCCGGATCCACCCCATACGGCAAGCGGGATGATAAGGATCATCACCGCGATGACCGCAACAGTTTTTATGAAAGTGAGCATTCCCCATGAAGCCACAATGCCGAACCGCTGTCAACCAAGCCGCAGGGCGTACCCTCTCGGACGCCGAGATTAAGAACATCGATTCCAGGATTAGCGCAACAATGCGCAACCTTGCCCGGCAGGATCCCCAGGGCTGGCGCAGCAAGTCCGCTGACGAGCGGGTGCTCGAGGCCGCGCGGGTGGCCATGGCCGATATCAAGGGCGAAGCGGATCTCAAGGTGCATCGCGCCAATCTCCAGATCATCAAGACCGCAGCCATGGGGCAGCGCGTGGGCGACCTGATGGCCTCGTACGCGATCGGGCGCAGCAAGGCTCTGGTAAAGGAAATGGAGCATACCGACAACTATGCCGAGGGGATCAAGCGCGAAACCATGAGCAACTTAATGGATCTGCTCGACGCCGTGGGCAGCAAGCAGGGAACGACTGGCGGCCGCAAGGCCTTGATGTTCCTTTTCGATGCCGAAAACCCGATGATGACGCGGGACCTCGCAACCGAGATCTTTGAAAACGGGGCGGGATCCACGGGCAACACCATGGCGCGCGCGGCGGCAAAGGCTTGGCTTGAGTCGATCGAGCAGATGCGCGCGCGCTTCAACGGCGCCGGCGGCGATGTCGGCCAGCTCGATTATGGCTACCTCCCCCAGCCCCACGACCAGGCCCGCGTGCGCCGCACCGGCGACGGCGCAGCGCGCGACAAGTGGGTGCAGGACACGTTGCCTCTGCTCGATCGCAATCGCTACTTCCAGGAAGACGGCACGCCCATGACAGACGTGCAGATGGAAGGCGTTCTCGGCGCGGCCTGGGAAACTATCGCTACCGGCGGCCTGAACAAGATGACGCCCGGCCAGGGTGGCGGCAACGGATCGCGCGCCAACGCCGGCAGCGAGTCCCGCCAAATCCACTTCAAGGATGCTGACGCATACATGAAATACATGGGCGATTACGGCGGCGGCAGCATGTACGACGCGATGCTGGGCCACATCGGCGGCATGTCCCGCGACATCGCGCTGGTCGAGCGCTACGGCCCGAATCCAGCACAGCAGATGAAACTGCAATTCGACTTGACCGCCCAGGCGGAAGGCCGGCCGGTGAGCGACCTTCCACGCTCATTCCTGATGAAGCCGCAAAGCTATTGGGACCTGATAAGCGGCAAAACCGGCATGGCCGAAAATGGCAACTTGGCCAGGATCGGGCAGGACTTGCGCAACATTCAGGTCTTCGGGAAGCTGGCCGGCGCTGTGCTGTCGAGCGTGACCGACGTCGGAACCTTCTTCGTGACCACCGGATTTAACAGGCTGTCGTACTTTGAAGCCATGAAGAACATCGGGAAGCAGTTCGACGGGAACACGCGGGATTTCTTGACAATGCACGGGGTAATTGCCGACTCGATGATCTCGAACTTGAATCGCTGGAGCGGCGACAACATCAAGAACAATTGGTCGGGTCGCCTGGCAAATTCGACCATGAAGCTGTCCCTGATGAACGCCTGGACCGACACCATGCGCCGCGCGTTCTCCATGACCATGATGGGCGGCCTGGCCAAGATGTCGAAGACCGAGTGGAAAGCGCTGTCCGAGTGGGACCGCACGCACATGATCCGCAAGGGAATCACCGAGGCAGACTGGGAAGTGATTCGCACAAGCCAGCTCACCAGCCACCAGGGCGCCGACTTCCTCACGCCCGAATCGATCCATGCTGGCGGCCACCCGCGTGCGAATGAAGTGGTGGCCAAGGTGCTGGGCCTGATCACCGATGAATCGGAATATGCGGTGATCAATCCCGACCTGGCCACGAAGTCGGCCGCAAGCTGGGGCGGCAAGTCGCGTGGCACGATAACCGGAGAGATGGCCCGCGCGACAATGCAGTTCAAGAGCTTCCCGTTTGCGATGATCTCGCGGCACTGGCGTCGGATGCTCGACGCCCCAGTGGCGGCGGAGGGTGCGCCCGGTATTGCCGCACCTTTTGGGAAAAATGCCCCTCAGCTAGCAAATAGATTGATGTACGGAGCGTCGATGCTGGTCTCGCTAACGGCGTTGGGCGCCATTGCTTTCCAGACCAAGCAGCTCGTGCAGGGGAAGGACCCCGCCGATATGACAACGCCGAAGTTCTGGACGCGAGCCGGTGCGCAGGGCGGCGGGCTAGGCATCGTTGGCGATTTCCTCTTCACCGATCCGACCGAGAGCCCGGGTGATGCCGTTACCGGCGCGATGAAGAATGTGGCCGGCCCGACCATGGGCAGCGCGTTCGACATCGGGTTCAAGCTTGGCATGGAGAATATTTACGAATCGGCGCACGGCAAGGACACGCACTTTGCCGCCGAGGCAATCCGCACCACGCGCGCGCACCTGCCGTACGTGAATCTCTGGTATGCAAAGGCGGCGCTTGACCACGCAGGCCTGCATGCATTACAAGAGAACTTGAGCCCCGGATACCTTTCCAAGATGCAAAAGCGAGCGCGCAAGGATTGGGGGCAGGAATACTGGTGGGAGCCTGGCACGGGCGCGCCAGACCGGGCGCCGGACCTTTCATCCGCAGGAGGCAAATAATGCGACAGGATCAATACGAGAAGCTGCAGGCGCTGACCGAGAAGCTGGCCGACGCCTTCATCGCCGAGGCTGACCCCGACGTATGGCCAGGCGCTGGGATCGCACTTGCGACGATGGACCAGCAAACCAGGGGAGACAGGTACTGGTCGAAGAAGAACGCCGCCGCAACGCTGTCCGTCCTGGTGCGCACCACCAACCTGATCGGGATCATCCAGCAGCACAGCTCTGGCGGCACGGCCGGCGGTGTTCCGACGCCAGAGCAGGATAAAGAGGAAAGCAGTCTCGCTGCCGATATCAAGGCGGCCGAGAAAGAGGCAACCAAGCTGCTCGCCCAGCTGCAAGGCGGGATGAAAAAGGTTCATGGGAAATAAGACCAGCTTCTTGGCGTTTTTCTTGATGTGGGCGAAGGTGCAGGGGTGGAAAGTGCCTCTTCTCCACGTCCGCATCTGCCAATGGCTGGAGACCTGTGACGCCCCGGTGCGCGTGCTGCAGGTGTTCCGGGGCGCGGCCAAGTCCTCGATCTACGCGGTGTATAAAGCCTGGCAGCTGTACTGCGATCCGACCAATGTGTCGCTGGTCTGGGCCGCCGACGGTCCGCTGGCCACGAAGCTGACTCGCGACACCATCAACGTTCTGCGCCGGCACCCGTTGTGCGGTGGCATGCTGCCAACGAAGCCGGGCGCGCAGATGTTTTGGGTGACCGGCGCCACCGACGCACGTAACGCCAGCATGACCGCCACGGGCGTCAATCAGAACGTGACCAGCGCCCGCGCGCGCGCCATCGACTACGACGATGTGGAGGTGCCGAAGAACATCCGCACGCCCGACGCCCGGGAAAACCTGCGCAACAAGATCCAGGAATCGACCTTCATCCTGGTGCCAGGCGGGCAAGAAACCTTTGTCGGCACGCCGCACACGCACAATTCGATCTACCCCGAAATGATCGAATCGGGTGCCGCGTCCCTGAAAATCCCGCTGTTCGAATCAAGCGTGCGCTTCGAGGACACCAGCACCCGCGTGCGCTACCCGTTCGAATTTGCCCCAGGCGCAGACGGCCTTTACGTGATGCTGGGGATTCACCGCTTTTCGCGCATGCTCGAGCAAGGCACTGACTACCAGGTTGAAGGCAGCGAAATCGTGTTCGCCCGCCCGCCCGGCGTGGTCATGGACATCTATGCCAACTGCGCATGGCCGGAACGCTTCGACCGCGAGGACATCGCCAAGCGCCGCAAGAAGACCCGCACGCTCAACTACTGGGACAGCCAATATATGCTTGAAGCGAAACCGATCAATGAATGCCGCCTAGACCCCGCCAAGATCAAGGCCTACGACGTCCAGCCGGTTCTGGCCAGCGCCAACCGCCAGGTGCGCATGATGCTGGGTGCCGTGCAAATCGTCAGCGGCCGCGGCTACTGGGACCCATCCCTTGGGAAAGTAGGCGGCGACGCTTCCGCCTTTTCCGCCGTGTATGACGACAGCATGGGGAATTTTTACTGGCACGTGTGCGAGGGTCTGACCGGCGAATTTGCCGAATTCAGCGACACCCGCAATACCCAGATCATCGGCGGCCAGGTGCTGCAGGCGTGCGACCTGATCCAGAAATCCAACATCTTGCATGTCTATGTTGAGGTCAACAGCGTCGGATCATTCGCCGGCAAGCTGCTGCAGCGCGCGATCAAGCAGCGGGGCCTGCACTGCGGCGTCACAGAAATTGTCCAGAATGCCAACAAAAACGAGCGCATCCTCGGCGCGCTCGAGGCGCCTATGAAGTCGGGCGTATTGTGGGCGCACGTCGACGTTCTCAACGGCCCGCTATGGGATCAGATGAAGGATTGGAACCCTGCCGTTAAGGCCCAGCCCGACGATTACCTGGACAGCGGCGCCGGCGCGATCGAGCAAGCCCCTGTCCGGATCAACCATTTAGTCGGGATTCCGACCGACAACATGCGCAAAGATTGGCGCCAATCAACGGGCGTTCACGAGGTGACGCTCGAAACCTGAGCGTCGTCAATAAGCGGCGCTCCTTCAGGAGTTCGCCGTGCCCGTCTCAGCCCAAGAAACCGTATTTCATCATGTAGGCAACGGCATCACAGTCACTTTTGCCTACAGCTGCCAGGTGCTTCTTGCCGCAGATCTCAAGCTTTACGTCGACGATGTTTTGATCACAAGTGGTTTCACTGTGAGCGGAATCGGCGCTCTTACCGGCGGAAGCATCACGTTCGATATTGCGCCGATTAGCTTGGCCAAGGTCCGCATCGAGCGCGTCATCACCCTGGAGCGCACGACCGACTACCAGCAGAACGGGGATTTTCTGTCCCGCGTCGTCAACCCCGACTTCAACCGGCTATGGATGGCGCTGCAGCAGCAAGGAACCGATATCGGCCGATCGATCCTCGTCAGCAAATCGGAGGCCGCGACGGGACTAGGGCCATACGTCCTGCCTCCGATCAGCGAACGCGCAAACAACCTGTTGAGCTTCGACGAGAACGGGATTCCTGTCGTAGCTGCCCCGGTCGCGCAATCAGCAACAGCCCTACAAATCCTGTACGCCACTTTTAATGGATCGTCCCTGATGGGTTTTATCCAGGCTGGCGTTGGGTCCATAGCGCGCACACTCCAGGCAAAGCTGCGCGCCACGCTTCTTGACCGGAACGACTTCGGCACAGTCGGCCAGTTCAACACGGCGGCGGCCGCAGCGCCCACCACGCCGACATTAGATGGATCCGGCAACTACGGCGCGAAGATCACGCCCGGCGGCGAGGCGGCGCAACTTGCGCTAAAGGACGCGCTGCTGTCCGTCGCAAGCGGGACGCGCGACCCGATCACGTATCGGAGCCTGTACTCCGTGACGATAAACCGGAAGTTCGCAGTAATGGGCGGGTTCCGGTATCGCGGCCAGTACACGCGGGGCCGCGCGCCCGTGTTCCCTATGCCAGCGTCGACCGAGGCAAGTTTGCTGCTGCATCTTGGCGCGATGTCATCCGCCCGAGTAGAAAACTGGTATGCGATCTTCGCCTGCGCGAACGCTGGTGACGCCGCCGCGCAAATCCAATTGATGCCCTATCTGCGAGTAGGTAGTGTCGCGGGTAATGTGGTCACGCTCAATAAGGCGGGTGAGGGTATCCACACCGTCATTGCGGCGGCATACAGCTGGACCTCGACAAATAACCTCGCGGGGTGCGAGTGCTTGATTATCAGCGAGGGCGGCGGATGGTCCGGGCGAGTTGCAACGATTACGGCCAACGACTCTGGCTCGGTAACGCTATCCAGCGCCGGGTCCCTCGCATTTGGCGATTTCATTTTGCCATCGCCCGTCAGCAAAGCCCATTACGTTTATCTCGCCTCCTTCTATTTCGACACGGCGGAGGTGCGGAATATTTACGATTCCGGCTCGGTAGTGAAATCGAAAATGATCTATCTGATGTCGCCCAATATCTCAACTGGATCATTCCCGACACCAGGCCAAAATATGACCTGCGGCGGCTATATCTGCCCGCTCGCCACCGCGATTATCTTGGACCCAAGCGGCGTGCTTTCGACAGCATCGACTGGCACCATCGCCGAATATTACGACCCCGACGGCGGTTCCCATGTGGTGCATACGGGGTACTTCGATAAAGCGTCGACTACTTCATCGACCTATGTTTTCGGTAACGTGCAAGTCCCGTTTTTATATCACCAGACCTTCAACTACCGGAATGCGGGGTCACTTGTTGCATCGCGTATTAGTGGCCAACTTAACGTCACCGGCTGGATCGAGCCCTAAGGAAAAAGCATGGATCAAACAACTATTAATTGGATCGGCATCGCTGTCATTGGGTGCGCCGGGTGGTTCGCTCGAATGATATGGGACCGGCTCCGGGAGATCGAGAAGAACCAAAAGGATTTGGAAATCGTTGTTGCACGGGATTATGTATCGAATGGCGACTTATCCCATGCGATTGCGGACATTAAAGTGGTAATGCAAACGGTGGTGTCTCCAATGCAGCAGAGCATCGAATACATCCGGGCCCGGGTCGATAACATTCCTCAACGTCGCCAAAACGACCCGCCAACGGTATGAAAATCATTGACGACATCATCGCTCGCGAGGGCGATTACAACGACCATCCAGCAGACAAGGGCGGCCCGACACGCTGGGGTATCACGGAGAAGGTGGCGCGCGCGCGCGGCTATGCGGGCGACATGCGCGCGCTGCCACGGGATTTCGCGGTAGCGGTCTACACGCACGACTACATCAACGCGCCAGGCTTCAACAAGGTTCTGTCCGTGTCCCCCGTGATCGGCGAAGAGCTTATCGACACGGGGGTCAATATGGGCGTCAGCGTGCCAGGGCCATGGCTGCAGCGGATCCTGAACGGGTTAAACCAGCAGGCCAAGACGTTTCCCGACCTGGTGGTCGACGGCGAGATCGGCCCGGCCACGATCGCGGCGCTGCGGTCGGTGCTAGACCAGCGCGGATATTCTGGCCAGGTCGTTATTGCGCGTGCCCTGAACTGTTTGCAGGGTGCCCGGTATCTGGAACTCACGGAGAAGCGGCCCCAGAACGAAGCGTTCTTCTATGGCTGGATGCTGAACCGAGTAGGCATTGCATGATGTTCGCCGCCGGCGTCCTGGTCGGGATTCCGTGCGGCGTTGCCCTCACCCTCTATTTGATTTGCGCGGTGCCGCGCGTCCTCGGCAAGATTTTCCAAACATCGCCTGAAAGGTAAATAACATGGCACCTCTTATTCCGCTGGTCATGAAACTGGCCCCGTTTGTCCCCGGAATCCTCCGGCTGATCACCGGCAACGAGAAGGCGGGCACTGTGGCCGGCCACGTTCTCGACATCGCCCAGGTGGTCACCGGCACCAAAACGCCAGAGGCGGCCGTCGAGGCAATCCAGGCCGACCCATCCAAGCAAATGGATTTTCAACTTGCCATGGCCGACCGCCAGCAGGCGCTGGAGAACATGTATCTGCTGGACGTGCAGAGCGCACGCGAGCGCGATGTTGACCTGGCCAAGGCTGGCCAACTGAACCACCGGGCGAACGCGCTAGCCGGCGGCGCCGGCTTGTTAGTGATCGGGTGCCTGGTCATCGTGGTCTGGGCGACGGCCATGGACGACTTCGCCAAGGCAACGATCACCCTCATTTGCGGCCGCGCCCTGGGCTGGGTAGAACAGATTTTCTCCTTCGAGTTCGGCACAACGCGCGCGAACAAGACGAAGGACGACACCATCAACAACCTGACGAAATAAAGACAAAGCCCACCCTGGATATTAGACGATCATCTAATATACAGCGGTGGGCTTTTGTACAGCTTTCGCTGTAAGTCATTGATTCTATTGGTCGGGACGGAGTGATTCGAACACTCGACCCCTTGCACCCCATTGAGGCTTGCTATCGACGTACGCCCTTTAGGTATAGGCTTTCTGCATACATCGTCTAATATACAGTGCACTGATCAGGTCGCTTCATGCCCGGAGCACAGCGCTGTCATGGCGCGGTATTAGACGGCTTTGGCGTCCTTCCAAGGCAGCGCCAAGTCGATATGTGATGCTTCCGCAACAGCTTCCTTCAGATAAATTTCGGTCGTTTTCTCCGACATGTGCGACAGCCTGGTCGAGATCTCCCCCCTCTTCTCCCCAGCCTTAAGCGCGTCCGTGGCGCCCAACGCGCGCAGGTCCTTAAACCATACCGAATCGGTGATGCCGGATCGATCCCGCGCGCGGTCCCACATCGTGGTCAGGCCGCTCTTCGTGTACGGCGTGCCCTTCATGGATGGGAACAGGTAGCCCAAGTCTTCCTCCAGCTGGTAGCCTGCCTTGATGGCGCGCGCACGGTCCAGCACCGCCTGGATCTCGGCCGTGATCGTCAGGTCGACAATCTTGCCGCTGGTGTTTCGCGTCTTCGACGCCTTGATCCGGATGCGGCCATCCTGAATCTGGTCCTCGTGCAACATGCGAATGTCGATTGCGCGAGCCCACAACAGATAGGTCATGTCGATGATGCAGGCGAACATGGGGCCGCTCGGAGTTGGCAGCGTCTTGCCGGTGTCCTTGCGCTTCTTGCTGGTCATGCCAGCCGCACGGATCAGCCGGACGTGTTCATGGGTCGGTAGCATCTCGCGCCGGCTGGTCTCGAAGTCGGCCATGTCGAGCTGGTCGATCGGGTTGTCCTTGCGGAAGCCGTGGCGCGAGATCGCATGCTTGAACAGCTTGCGCGCCAGGCCGGCATACTTCTGGGCCGTGTTCGGCATGGTCGAGAACTTATCGTAGAGGAAGTCGGCGAACTCCTTGGTCGTGACCTCGGCCGCGTGGAATTCTTCGAACTCTTCAGCAATCACGCCCAGGTATTGCGTGTACTGCTCGCGCGTCTCCTTTTCGTATTTGCCCAGCTTCGTCTTCTTGAAGTCGTCGCACAAGAACGGCATGCCTCCCACCGCCAGCTTTTTCTCGTCGATGAGCTTGGCCAGTTCGACCAACATCTTGCTCTTGCCGTCGTCGACGCGGCACAGCCGGATCCAAGCCTGCACCTTCTTCGTCGCCGGGTTCAGCATCGGCTGGGCCGGGACGAAAAAGTACGCGCCCGACTTCACGTACACGCGCTGTGGCAGGTCTTTATCCTTGGTGCGGCGCCGGTTCATTGCTTGGCTGATTTCCGCTGTGGGCGCGTTTCTGGTGCGTTGGCGGCCTGCCGCAGCGTGGTCACGTCCGCGCGCAGCACGCAAATCGTGTTGTCGTGCCGGCGCGTGGCCGGGATCCCCATCGCCTGCAAATCCTTCAACTGCTCGATCGGCCGCTTGCGGTGGGTAATGGTCACGATCTCGTCGCGGGTAAGGACCAGATTGTTATTAATGCTTTCCATTTTCAGCTCCGTTCAGTTCGAGGATCTGCGCTTGCAACTCTTTACCGAAGCCGAGCGCGTCAAATTCTTTGTGTTTGTGACCGGCCAAGATGTATCGATTTACGAACTTCCCCGCAATCTCGTTGATGTCGGCGTCCGTCAGCGCCACCGGCTCGGCGGTTTGCATTGCTGCACGCCGGTTCCAGCGCTCGATTGCGGCCTCCTCCGATGCGGATGGGCGCTGCTCTATCGCGCAAGTGCCGCCGCGATTGATCGTATTGCGGCACACCACGCCCCAGTATTGGCGGTGGCCGCCATGCTCCTCTTCAAATCGGCTGGTGGTGCGTTCAAGCTCTACCGGCCCGCCGCAGAACGGGCAAGGCATCAGGTCGGCGCTTGTTTTGGTGTCGCTCATGGTTTTGGTTCCTTTGCTTGCTGAGTGCACGGTGGCGGCACGTATTCAATCTTGATGATGTATGGTGCGGGCGCCTGAGCGGCTTGGGCTTCGTAGTTTTCGAGCGCGTTGTATAGCCCGGTGAAACTTACGGCGAGCATCAGCCCCAAGCTGACTGCAACCACAATTTCGCCCCGGCTCACGTCGTCCCCTTCGCTGCGCTACTGGTGGCAAGAAATTCCACGTTCTTGGATTGGCCGGTGCCCTTGATGCACATGGATGTGATCAGGTAGAAGTTGCGCGACTTGTTGTAGATGATTTCCTCGTCGGGCGTGCCCTTGTGGATGATCAGCTTTATGGTTTCGCTGAACTTCTCATCACCGATGTTGAAGCGCAGCTTGTCGCCTACCTTGACCTGGCCCGGCGCCGTGATCGGCTTCCAGGTGGCAGGTTCCGTGCTCGCCTCGGCGATCTTGCTGATCAATACTTCGAGTCGGTCGCACGCATCGTTGTAGGCGCCGCGCACGCCGTCGGTCGCGTTATCGCGGTCGGCCCGCAGACGGCACAGTATGCTTTCCAACGAGATCTCGGCCGGCGCCGGGTTATAGAACAGGTTGTGCGTTCGCACCAGATACGGATCGTTCGAAACCACGGCCCAATGCCACGGCCCGCCCGCCTCTTCGCAATTGCACGGCAGAATAACCTTGTACTTTGCGAGATATTCTGGCGTGGCGACGTGGCCGGGCCTGTTGTGGTTCGCGCAATATGCCGCAATAAATTCCTCTTTTGTCTCGGCGGTCAGCCCGCCGCGCAGAATCTGAAGTTGGCTCACGATTGCACCTCGAGCGCCGGGCTGAGGCGCGGGCGCGGTGGCCTGCTCGTGCCTCATCCGCGCGGCCGCGATCAGGCTTTGCTGTTGCTCCCCGATGCAGTCGCCGAGCGTCGACACCTGCAGGCCGAGCTGCCAGTATTCGAACAGCCACGGTTCCGGCGGCGCCTTCTCGCCCAGACGGCCCTTTAAAATCGCGCCATTGATGACCCAGCGCGCCATCTGCTGGTCGACTGGGATGGCGGGCGCGGGCTGGTGAGCTACCAGCGGCAGGCCCGTATCGGTGCTGATGGCCGGGACCGGTGCGGCGGCGCGCTCGCGCTGAACGTCGGCCAGCACTTCGAGAAGATCGGCCGGCGCGGGCGGTAGCGATACCTCCTTGATCGACAGCGCCTTGCAGCCAGGCACGCACGGTTCAGGATGCTCGCCTTTACGCACGCAGCAGCCCGGGCAGCGCATGCCGGTGGAACGGTTCAGGGTTGGTGTGGTCATTTCGATTTCCTCCTCGGTAAATTTATGCAGAAGCCTGCAGCTTCGTTGGCGCGCCGAACAGGTAGCACTCCATGTCCATCCGGGTATTGTTCGGCTCCCAGTTCTTGCGCACGACCACACGCTGGATGAAGTCGTCGCGCTCTTCGACACCCTCGAACTTAGGCGGGGGCCCGGCCACCCACGAAATCGGGTAGCTCTTGCCTTGGGTGGCCACCTGGCGGGTACCGTGAATCAGACCCTGCAGACCCATGTATCGCAGGTAGGAACCGTTGTAGTGCTCGGTAAAGCCGGTGACCTCGCGGACCTGGGCGCCGGTCGCCGTGCCGCTTTCCTTGATGAAAGCCAGTATCTTGGCGATCACGGCTTCCGCTTCTGGCGAGCAGAAATTACGCTTGCTGGTCATCTGATATCTCCTCGGTGGATAGTTTGCATACGCTGGCGACCTCGCCGCGGCGGTTGGTGATCGGGATACACGGCAAGCGCAGGACCATGTAGAAGATGCCGCCGCCGGCCAGGTGCTGCAGGTTGACGCCAGCGGCGCAGCACTCCGCGCCCGGGCTTGTGAAGTGCTGACACGTCATGTCGTGCTCCTTGTAAGTTCGATTTCGCTGCTGTCGATCGGCGTTGGGTTGCCGGTCAGGTAGACGGTCATCTGGATCCGGCCGCCGTCCTGCCGCGCTGTCAGCTCCTGCACGAACAGGTTCTTGCCCTGATAGCAGACTGGATGGGCGCAACTGAGCGCCTTCAGCAGCATCCGCTGGCGGTCGTAAGCGGCCTTATCCAGCGGCTCAAAGTTCAGGACCGGCAGGCCGCCTTTCACGGCATCACCCGCTTAAACTCGACGACCCATACCCACGGGTTCGCGGCCCAGCTATCGGGGCCGTTGATCGATTCCCACAGGTGGCGGTAAAGCTTTGCGTGCGTGTCGCACTCGCGGCAGTCAACGTCGTAGATCACGCCTCCGCTGGCGCCCAACGCGCTATGCAGTCCGGTACCGGCGCACTTGGGGCAGAGCTTCCATCCGTCCTTTACGCGTTCCATCGGGCGCTCGAAGTCTTCGGCGCCCAACTGCATGACGCCTTCGGCCATTGCATCGGCCTCGCTGCAGTCGTTCAGCCGCTCGACGCGCACCGCCACGATCTCGAGCAGGATCCGGCTGGCCGCGCGCGGCATGTGGATGCTCGGCCGCCACGGCAGATCGGTACCATTGTCCTGGGCGCGCACTTCGCTGCTGGCGCGATAGGCATAGCTCCGATCCATTCGGTCATCGCTGATCTGGTTCCAGTTTTGGGCCCAGGTCTCCCGCACATACAGGCGGTGGCCCGGCTTGCCGTACGGGCAGCAGCGGTTGATGATGTCTTCCGGCTCGCGCGCCAGTTCGGGCGCGGCCAGTTCGCAGCCGATATCAGGATGGAAGCGTGGCTTGTATAGCCGGCGTGTTTGTGTCTTGCTGCCATCGAGCAGCGCCCGAACCATAGGCGCGCTGAATAGGATCGGGCGCTCGCTCATTAGGCGGCCTCTTCTTCTTCGTCGCCGACCACTTCATCAGGCGTTTGCGCGCCGACCGGGTTGCGGAATGCCTTCTCGGCTTCCTTGCGGCTTTCGCTGTGCGGCTCCTGGGTGACCTGCTCGGCCTGCTCGAAATTGTCGAGCGCCAGCCTGGACGGCGCCTGGTGCAGGCTGATCAGCAGTTGCTGGTGGCTGGCGCGCAGCAGCTTGAGCACGACGTCTTCGTCTTCGACCTCGCCCACCTTGACGCGCAGGCCGAGATTTACGGTGCCGCCCGGCAGCAGCGCGAAGGTGAAATTGTCGGCTTCGCGGTCGGTCAGTTCGAGGCTTTCGGCTTCGTCGTTCTCGTCGTGAATGACCAGCGTCATGCGGTTCATGGCCAGCTTCCAGGACTGCATGCCCAGCTCCGGGAAGCGCAGCGTGTTGAACGTCTGGCCGTCGAGCAGATCGGATTGCTCCTGCGTGTACAAGAATGGCCGCAGGTCCGGGTCCAGCTTGAGCAGGATCGAATTGGGGAAGGCGCCGGACAGGATCACGTCGTACGCATTGACATCTTCGTCGCCGTGCTTCTCGGTACGCAGCTTGACCTTTACGGACATGCGATCACGGACGAGGTTAAACGGCTCTTGTTGGTGGCTCATGGGTATTGCCTTTCTATGCCTGGTGGCGGTTGGAAAAATCGATAAATGGGTAGCGGATAATTTCGTCGAAGCGCGCCCGGGCCGCTGGGTCCTTATCAAATTCGGACCGGGATTTGACGCCGCACTTGGTGCGCACCGTGTCGATGGCGGCCTGCTCTGTGTCCACGCCCATGAAGCGCTGGAACAGCTCCTGTTTGCAGGCTAGCGCGCACCACACGGACAGGCGGGTGATTGCCATTACGCGGCCTCAGCCTGCTTTTCGCATGCATCCCGGATGTGGCGATGCAGCGCGGCGCAGATATGGCCAAACTGAAATTCGTGGTACAGCACGGCCGCCTTGTCGCGGGCGACTGGCTCGAAGCCCAAGGCGCGCAGGAAATCGGCGGACAGCGCGAAGCCAAGACGCTCGGCGATGTGGCCCAGGCGCAGGGTTGGCGCGCCGTAGGCCGTAAGATCGGCCGCCGATTCACTGGGCACGTAGACCTTGCTGGGGCGGGCGTCATGCTCGGCCTGGCCAATCGGGTCGTGTTGCGGGGCGGCCGCTTCCTTGGTCTGGTGCTGCTGGATCCGCGTGCGCACCAGCAGTTGAAAATCCTCGTCGCACTTCTGGATCACGTTCTGCAGGTCGGCGAAAAGGAACTCGTGGCCGGCGGCGTGCTCGCGGTACCAGGTCAGCCGCGCACGCACGGCCTGGGCCAGCGCGTCGACGGTGATCTTGCCGGCGGCGAGCTCAGTGTCGACCGCATCGTGCAGCGTGGCCAGCGTGCGCTTGTTCTTCATGACGCCGGCGAAGTCCCGGGTTTGATAGACCAGGCGCAGCGGCGCAATCTCGGCCTCGAGCGCGGCGACGTGCTCGGCAAACGCCACCTTCGCAGCGTTCAGGATGCCGGCCCGGATCAGCGCTTTCTTGTCGGCGACGGTACTCGTCAGCATCAGGCGCTTGGCGCGCAGCTGCTCGCTGATCAGGTCGACCGTACGCATAAGTTCGTCGATGCTGCTGGTCTGCGCGATGGCCGAGCGCTTGGCGTGCTCGAGGTTCTTTTCGGCGGCGTCGCAGAATTTGATTGTGGCCTCGGCGTTGGCAAAATCCTCATCGGTCAGCAAGTCGGTCTTGATGCTGGCGATGAACTGCTCGGCCTTTGCCTTGAACTGCGGCAGGTTGCTGAGCGTGACCTCGCCCCGAATCTGGATGGCCAGCGCCGGCAGCTGCATTATTGGCTCGGCGGTCCGCTTCGGTGTGAAGTTCTTCGGCTCGTAGACAGCCAGGTCGGCGTGGAACTGGGCCCAGCCGGCGCGAATGCGCTCCTGCCACACGGGATCAGGCGCCACCATCATCCACACCATGTTGTCGGCGGTGCCGTCCGAGACGACGAAAATAACCTGCTCGGCCGGCGTGACCATCATGATTTGCTGGCACTGTGGCTGATGCTCGTCGGGCAGGATCTTGTTGGCCACCGAATCGGCCAGCGCCTCGTTCCACTGCTTGTGCTCGAAGGCGATGTCTTCCATCATTGTCAGGCCATCGAGGGAAGCCGACAGGCGGCCTTGCGAGCACGTGACAGGGTAAAGTTCGGTACCGATGATCGCTTCGACCAGCGGGCGCGCCAGCGCTTCCACGCGGTGGCCGTGGTCGAGGATGTGGTGCTTCACCCAGTCACTGAACTCCTTGCCGGTGCAGGTGAATTTCATGTGCAACAGCTCGGTGCGCGACACGTGAGGCGACAATCCCAGCATCGGGGCCGCCTCGCTGGCGCCGTCGTGCTCGAGCCGGAACGCATCCCACTCGGGGGAACCTTGAACAAGATCGTGGATCATGGAGCGCTCCTTATTCTGCCGACCAGCTGTGAATCGTGAGCTTCTGCTCGTCGGTCAGCAGCTCTTTGGTTTGGATGAATGCGATCAGGTCGGCGACGGTTTTCTTTTTTGTGGTGATGACCTGGCGCCACTCGGCGGTTTTTCTGGTGAACGTCTCGGCTGAGCAGTACTGCAGCGTGCTCGAGTTGTCGACAACTTCGCCGGTTTCCATGTCGACGTCCACCACGTCATTGACCGTAACGACCTCCCCGTCGAACGTGAAACTCTTGCCTGTGTCGGCAACAGTAGCGACGTCATATGCGCGCTGCACCTCGACCGACTTCGGCATGTACTTAAGCACTTGCAGGAGCACGACCTTTTTGGCATACATCTCCATGTTTTGGCCGTTCTTCTCCAGCGCGTAGTGGCGCGCGCCGACCTTATTAAACTTATTCAGGTGACGGACTACCTTGTCCATGGTCCAGACCTCGATCACGGGGTGATCGCTGCCATTCACGCGGCCTATCGCATACACGTGTGTCATGTCCTTCCACGTGTCCCCGCCGGCGCCAGGGCGGTGCGTGACATAAGGCTTGTCGCCCAGGGCGTAATCGAACTCGTCGCCGCGGTACACAGCCCCGGTCCAAACCGTGGCACGGCCAGCGCGCGACACCAGGTCAACTAGGCCCTGCCAGCCCGGCACGAACGTAGCTTTACCGCCGTAGGGGACCAGATAACCCTGGCCGCCGACCCCGATTTCGAGGCCCAGCTGCGCGGCAACGATGACAGAGGCAAAGATGCTGTGCATGTCGCACTTCTGCAGAGCCGCGTTCTGGCTGAACGAAGTCATCGCCAGACGCACCATACGGTCAGCCGTGATGTGCTTCGGCAGGGCCAGCGCGATCTGGCCCTTGTACTTGTCCATAAAGTCATTGAGCGATTTCGCGGGGCTTACGGCTACTTGGTTCATTGGGTAGTGCCTTTCAGATTGCGTTGAGAATTAGTCGGCCGACGACGGCCAGGACGAAGATGGCGATAACTACGGCGCCCTGGTGCCGGTCGGTCCATTCGATGCCGAAGAGAAGAAGAAAGCGGATCATGCTGTCCCCCGTTCGATCTGCTGGCGGCGCACGTCGAGCTGCACCAGGTTGAAGTGCTCGTTGCGCTCGAGCTGGTCGAGGTCGGCGCGGAAGCTGCGAAGGCGCTCGATCTCGTGCGCGCTGTGCTTCACCATGTAGCTGATGTGCGCGAGGCGCAGCGGGCGCACCAGGCGGCGGAACGTGCGCTTTGCGGCGCGTAGCATGCGGCGGGCGATCATGGCGCGGTCGCCTTAGCGATGGCGGCGCGGGCTTCATCGACACAGCGGCTATTCTGCAAATGCTTGGCAAAACACTCGGCATCGGCAAGCAGGGATTGCAGTGCCGCCAGCAGGTCCGGCGCGGCGGCTATCAGACGCCCGTTGGCCTCAATATCTGGGCAATGCTGGATGCTGAAACCGCCTGCATTATTCGCAAAGAATATGGTCGTCCCGATTGACCTCCAAGGCCCAGGTGTATGTGCTGTTGTCATCTCATCCCCTTGTCTTCGTTGTTGGTCCCGGGCCCAGCATCCGGCGAATCTCTGCCGGCGCCGGCGGCGGCGTTCTTGGCGCCTTTTGCCGCTCCTGCATGAACTTGCGTACCTGCTCTTTGGTCGGCGGCGGCTCTTTGGTCGGCATGCTGGGCTCCGGTTTGTGCTTCGGACTGCAAATCACACGCATCCCGGCTTATTGGGTATCTCTTGAGCTGCCCCGCCAAAGCAGGGAAACCGGGATGCGTGTGATGACCCCTTACGAGGGTCAGGCGTCGATCACAGCGGGCAGCGCATCGCCTTGCTCAGCGCGCGGCTTGCCGAGAACGAGTTGTCCGGGTTGTCCTTCAGGTCCAGCCACTCGCCCATGGCCGCCAGCTGGTCGCCGCTGATCAGGGCCGAGATATCGACGAGGGTGCCGCTGACGGCCACGCCCTCAACCAGGTTGCCGTCTTCGCTGTCGACCGAGCCATACAGGTCGACCTGCAGCGTGTCGGTGATCGAGAACGATTTGTAGAGCAGCGCGCCGCGAACCGGGGCTTGCAGCTGGGCGGGTGATGTGCGTGCATTCATGGTCGTTCTCCGGTGGTTCGTGGTGGTATCGGCTGGGCTGTGGTGCGTTTCCGATAAGTCATAGTATTAGCGCTGCTCCTATTCTTGTCAAGAGCATTGCTCTTTTTTTTAAAACTATTTTAGGAGCAGTAAATCTAAGGGCGAAAAAAAACCCGCTCAGGGCGGGTTGTCTGGTAGCTCAATGGCTACAGTCTCATCGGTCTAGACAAGGTATTTGTCGAGTATGCGACTTATCTCTGGATAGCGCACGTCTGCTGTCACTGAGTCTATCGTACCGCCCACAATCTCCGTAATCGCGTTTGCGCAATACTGTAGGTGGTCGTCATATGCGACTACTCGTTCAAAAATGCTCGCGGTAGGCTTAGAGCTCTGCGCGACCTTAGTCACGACATCATAAGCATGCGCTGCAACCTCACGTAACACATCCCGCGGTACTCCCACCGAGCGACCGGGCATCCTATTTACCCGATCGTCAAGCGTCGAAGTCCCAAGCATGAGGGGCGCGCATTTGAACACGATTGGAAGCCAAATGAGCTTGATCATATTCGGTCACTCTCTTTGCGCACCACCCGCCCGATCACGATGCATTCGTTACCGTGCACGCTCTTGCGGTGGTATTTGCGCTGGTCGGGATTGTCGGAGGTCAGCCACCACATGCCAGCATCGCGGGACAGCCGCTTAACGACGGCCTCGCCCTCGTAGTTGAAGGCGTACACGCTGCCGTCAATGAGCTTCGTGTCTCCGGTATTGATTACGACAATATCGTCTTCGTACAGCGACGGCTCCATGCTGTCACCTTTGACCTGGACTGCAATCAGCTTGGCTGGGTCGAAATGGTTACGCTCAAGCCAGTTTCGCCGCATCCCGAGGGTGCCTCCATCCAGTCGATCCGGCTCGGTCTGAAAACCGGTAACGCCAGCCTCCAACCGCAGCTTGACCATTGGAATTTGCACGAATTCCGGATCGTCCCGCTCAACGACACGCACTGACATCGAGCGCAAAAATTCCTGCGTCTCCGCTGATGCAAGTTTCGTTGTAAGAAGGTTAATTCTGCTCGTAAGCCGCGGGCTGATGTGGCCGGGATCAAATTCCAGCACCCGGGCGAACGCCATGAGCGCTTCCAAATTCAGCGGGATCACACCACGCAAGTACTGCCCCACTGCTCCCTGAGTTCCTAATCCAGTCTCAGCGCCAAGCCATTCTTGTGTGACGCCTTTGTGCGCCCCTTTGTATGCGAGCCAGGCGGCGCTAAGCCGCTCGGCCTCGATCCGTTCTTCTGCTGTCAATTCACGTCTTTTCATAGGTGTCAGTTTATTAGCGCTACTTTTTTATTGGTTAGCATCTTGAAAAGCGCTGCTACTAATGTAGAATGACTGCAATAGGAGCGCTGCTCCTTTTTGCAAAGGCCACAAAATGCACCTCGAAGAGCACCTAAAAGAAACAGGTCAAAGTCAGAGCGCTTTCGGCGCCCGCCTCGTCCCGCCTGCCTCGCAAGGTCTGGTCAGCCAGTGGGTGCGCGGCATCACGCGCATCACGTTGAGCTATGCCCTTGAGATCGAGCGCGAATCCGGCAGCGCCGTCACCCCGCAAGATTGCTCTGACATGTTTATCGACCCCGCGAACCGGCAACCCGCACAGTCCGCCCCTGCGCAGTAGCAGCGCCGAGAGGGCGCGATTTGGTGCGCCCAAATTATTGCAATTTGGAAATTGACTTTCAGGAACAAATATGGATAACCAACCAATCGTGAGCCCGGCGCACATCCGCAAGATGGCGCGCGGCCACTTCGAGCGCGGCGGCCGGCGCGACGCCCACGGCATGAACCCGTGGGCGCCGGCCCTCGTCGTATGGCACGGCCGGTTTGACCGCATGGCGAAGGTCGCCCGCGCCCGCCTCATGCGCCAAGCTGCCGCCGATCGGGAAAATTACCTGTGGTCGCTGGTCGCCGGCAAAGCCTCCCCCGCTTCCCATACTGCGCCTGCCGGGCGCCAGCACGTTGATCAAGCGCAGGGGGTTGTGTGAGCAAGTTCACCCTACATCAGGGCGATTGCATCGAAGTGATGCGCGGCATGGCCGATGCAAGCGTTGACAGCATCGTGACTGATCCGCCGTATGAGCTCGGCTTCATGGGCAAGGCTTGGGACGCCACCGGGATCGCTAACAACCCGGTCATGTGGGCCGAGGCGCTGCGCGTGCTCAAGCCCGGCGGCCACCTGCTGGCGTTCTCGGGCAGCCGCACCTACCACCGCATGACGTGCGCGATCGAGGACGCCGGCTTTGATATCCGCGACCAGATCATGTGGATTTACGGATCCGGATTTCCGAAATCGATGGACGTGAGTAAGGCGATAGACAAAGCCGGCGCCACTTCTACGGCATGGTTCGGGGCATGGCTGAAGCAGTGGCGAGATGCCCGTGGTTTGACGCAGAAAGAGCTGTGCGAGCGCTGTGGATTTTTCGGTGCTGTGAACCGGGGCGGCACAATCGCCAACTGGGAGACTGGCGCCGGAGCTCCAACGGTCGAGCAGTTCAACCGCATCTGCGAAGTACTGTCTCTGCCGTTTGCTAGCATTGACGAGGCGCGGCGTGAGGTCATCGGCACGAGGCAGGCACACCCTGGCGTTGCGTTCAGCAGCAAAGGCCTGTCGGAGTTGATCATCACAGCACCAGCGACCGACGCCGCGCGCCAGTGGGACGGCTGGGGAACTGCGCTCAAGCCGGCGCACGAGCCGATTTGTGTGGCGCGCAAGCCGCTGATCGGAACCGTGGCTGCCAACGTGCTGGCGCATGGCACAGGTGCGCTTAATATTGACGGCTGTCGTGTCGGTACGGACGGCGGTACGTCGCGCGGTGAGAATGGGTCAAACGCAGGTAAGCAGCGTAACGTTCTCCATGGTGGAAACTTTGGTATTGAGCAACTGGACGCTGGGCGCTGGCCCGCCAACATCATCCATGACGGCAGCGCCGAGGTGGTGGCTCTATTCCCGGTGTCCACGAGCGGCGCGATGAAGTCAGGCACCAAGCGCGCCGCGCAGGATGGGCCTGGAAGTGTCTG